ACAATGCCGCCTGCGGCCTTAATTGATTTGATTTCGTTGGGAAAGCGACAGTCTGAGATAACAATGTCGTCGGTACTTTTACGTAGTTTATTTTCCAGGCTGGCAATCCATATATCGTCGTGAAACCCTTGACGACAAACTTCTGTACCCCAATACTGTAAGACCCAGCGCGGTGTAAGATTAGGCATGTTTAGTCGTTCTGCCCACCATGGATCTACTTGTTCACGCCAGGTACGTGCCTGCGTTGTACGCCCTTCTAGCATGGTTCGATCCCAACCAAACACTTGTGCCACTGCATCTTTAAGTGTGTTGGCAAAACTTTCTCTTCGAAATCCGTGAAAGTTAGTTAGATAATCAGCAACTGTATCTTTTCCTGAACCAATAAAACCGCAAACGCCTATGATCATATAAACACCTCGTATAGTGTATTATATAACAGTTTTATTACAAGGTCAATATTTTCTTTAACCAATTACGAATGTGTAAGTGCCGCTGTGTCCAGTTACATACATTTCGATTTCTTTTTCCAGCTTTTCAATTTCTTCTTTGCCTGCTGATTTCAAGTCTGCACCATTTAGGCCGCCTGCTCCGCCGGGTCCTGCAATTTGAGCAAATTTACCGCGAGCTTCACCTAGGATGGTTTTACAGATAGCCAGAGTATAATCTTTGACCCATTGCCCTGCATATAGGTCACCAATGATGACCCAGTCAGGTTTATAATTTTGACCGCGTATCATGATTTGTTCGCCTTCGGCAAATGGACGTTGCAGTATGCGTAGCATATGGCTGTGTTGTACCCACTGAAATTCAATGTAGGCACCAAACATGCGTCCCACCATTTCTTGATATTGTGCAAACATATCGTAGGTAGCAATGCCGCCCATCATAGTGCTGTTGAGCAAGTAGGTGTTGGTATAGGCCAAGTTAAAGGGTTCAAACAGTGTACCGCCAGCGCCACCTCCACTTCTAGAACCAATGGCTCTACGATATAGGCTCTGTACGTTGATAATTTCGTCGGGTAAACGATATTCGTTTACATCTTTTTGTAGCTCTAAGAAATAATAGGCTTCTTCTACGGCTGCGCTGCTGCGTTGGCGGAATCGTGATAGCGCACGTTTTAGTGCTGTTTCATAGTGTATAGGATCAAGTTCTACTTCAACCATGCCGTCGCCCAGCATGGTTTTAACATAGTTATAAACTTCCTGTATCGCTTGATTTGCTGTAGTTGTGTCCATATCATTCGTCCTATTACATATTTAGTATCGATAAATATACTACTATGCCACGCTTAAGCCTATACAAACCCGAAAAGGGCAACGATTATAAGTTCATTGACCGCCAAGTTGCTGAGATGTTTCAGATTGGCGGGACTGAGCTTTATCTGCACAAATACCTAGGTGTCAACACCGATGAGGCTAATGCTACCGCAGCTGAGCCACACTATGATACTTTATCACCTACAAACATACAAGATCTCTTGTTTTTAGAAAACAGAGATCGCAAATATGAACCGGAAATTTATCGCCTACGTGGAATATATAACGTACAAAATATTGACTTTAACTTAAGTCAATTTGGCCTGTTCATTGATAACGATACAGTTTTTCTAACCGTGCATATTAACGATTGGATCAAACTTGTGGGCCGCAAACCACTCAGCGGCGATGTGCTTGAATTCCCGCATCTACGTGATGATTTTGCCTTAAACGAGTTTAGCATAGGCCTGCCCCGTTACTATGTTATAGAAGACGTGGGTCGTGCCAGTGAAGGCTTTAGTATGACATGGTGGCCACACCTATACAGACTAAAACTTAAAAAGATCATTGACGGACAGCAGTTTGCTGACATACTTGATCAGAAAGCTGTTAATGCAGACGGCACAGACAGCGATACTACTCTACGTGACTTGTTAAGCACTAGAGGAAAAGAGTACGAGATCAATGATGCCATGCTTGCCCAAGCAGAAGCAGATGCGCCATTAAGTGGATATGAAACGAAACAATTTTATACTCTAGCAGTCGATGTTAACGGTAATCCAATACTTAGAAGTACTGACGAGGATGATATTGACGCTAGTAATGCCAACGAAGACGCCAGCGAAGTAGCCGGTAAAGCACTGCGTAAGGGCTACACTGGATATCTAGTCAGCGATGGCAATGAACCAAATGGAGTTAACAATTTATTAAATCCATTTGGTCATGGTATACAATTTCCTGCGGCTGCTGCCAAGGATGATTTCTTCTTGCTTACTGATTTTATGCCCAACAGACTATTCCGTTTTAATGGTACAACTTGGGTCAAAGTAGAAGACAATCTACGCATGACAATGACCAACAATGACCAACGTCAAACACAGAAAACCAGCTTTATCAACAATACCAATATCACTGGAAAGAATCAAATTGGTCGAGACTACATTACCGCAGTTGGGGATACTTCAACTATTCAAACTACCATTGCCTATGCCACTGGAGTGATTGCCACTGCCTATATCAACAACACTAAGATTAATGCCACGGCATCATCGGGACTTGGCGGTAACACTCTTATTACCCTGAGTAAGACCGCAGCCGACGGTGATCAAGTACAGTGGAAGTTGTTTGCCAGTTCAGTACCAGAACGCCAGGCACTCAGCAAGGCAATCAAATATAAACCAGAGGCAGACGTATAATGCAATTTTTCTACGATGGGCAAATCCGTCGATATATTCTACAGGTCACAAGATTCTTTAGTAATTTTTATGTCAAGTACGGTGATGGTACACTGCATCGTGTGCCCGTGATGTACGGTGACAGTGATCGCCAAGTGGCCAACATAGTCAAACAAAATTCAGAAAATAAAATTAATAGTGCGCCACGTATTGCTGTCAGTATCAGCGGATTGGCTCTAGAACGAGATCGACTAGGTGACAGTACCTACGTTGGTAAACTGCACATTAGAGAGCGTGACATAGTTGATGATGTCTACACAGGCGAGCAAGGTGCAAACTATACAGTTGAACGCATCATGCCTACTCCCTACAAACTGTCTCTTAAAGTTGAAGTATGGAGTACTAGTACTGATCAGAAATTACAGATCATGGAACAGATACTGGTCTTGTTTAATCCCAGTGTTGAAATTCAGACCACTGACAACTACATTGATTGGACCAGCCTAAGTGTGTTAAATTTAGATGACATCGTATTCTCATCAAGACAAATTCCAGTGGGCGTAGACAGCCCCATTGACATTGCTTCTATCAATATCACTACACCCATATGGCTAAGTCCTCCAGTTAAAGTACGTCAACTGGGTATTATCACTAAAATTATTACCAGTGTATTAGACGGTGGTATCAATGATTCAGAAACTTACATTGAAGGCCTGGGCATAGATCCTGCACTCAATGACTACGGTCCACCTGGTGGTGCTGTCTTGGCCAGAGTTAGAACCACCGTATCAGGGTATGGTATAATGGTCTATGCCGGTGCCGCTAGATTATTGGCAGCACATGAACCTGTGGTCATTGATGATCCCTACGGTATACCCAATAAAATTGGCCCGGGTATTAACTGGAGAACCTTGTTAGATCAATATCCTGGAAAGTATATTGCTGGCTATAGCAGCATTAGATTGATACAGGAGAACGATCATGAAGTGTTTGGCACGTTTGCTGTCAACGCTCTAGATGAGACACTAGTATCAATTATTTGGGACAGTGACACATATCCAACTAACACCATGATTGATGTCAACGACGCTTATACCAGCGTTAGGTCCGTTAGCCATGGCACATTTGATGCTATTATTAATCCACAGACTAAAGGACCAGGTGCTGGATTGCCTGCTCCAGTTGAAGGTCAACGTTATCTAATCATAGAACGTATTGGTTCGGTGGATAATATAGATGGCGCAGATGCTTGGAAGAATGATGACGACAGTGACTTTGTTGCAGAAGAAAATGACATTATTGAGTGGAGTTCAGGAGCATGGCATATCATATTTGCCGCTGGAGAAAATTCAGAAACAGCGGAGCCTATCTATCAAACTAATATATACACTGGTATACAATACAAGTGGGATGGTTACTCTTGGACCAAGAGTTTTGAGGGCGAGTATAGAGAGGGTATGTGGATTCTAGAACTATAAGTGATAAAATTATCTGTTCAGGCGCATTGTTCTATGCCAAGTCAACTGGTAGATTTCTACTGGTACAAAAGGCCAAGGGCAAGCATCAAGGCACTTGGGGCTTAGTAGGCGGCACTACACATGAAGATGAAAATCCATGGCAAGGTCTACAACGAGAAATTGTTGAAGAAATTGGATTCAGTCCCAAGGTATTAAAAACAATACCTCTTGAAACATTTGTCAGCAATGATCTTGTGTTTAATTTTCACACTTATCTATGTGTAATAGAATCTGAGTTTGTACCTACACTCAGTGACGAACACATTGGTTGGTCGTGGACAACCATTGACTATGCACCAAAACCTCTCCATCAAGGGCTGCGTAATAGTTTTACCAATCGTACGATTAGAACAAAACTACAGACAATATTTGACTTAATTGATCTAATATAATTAACCAAGTACCGCGCTGGGTATGTACCAGTTGGTTGTGTCAAAGGCAATAAATTCTAACGTTACACCAAAGTCCACAGAAATTGCAGCATCGACACCGACGCCAGCAATGTTGCCACTACTATGAGGATACACGTTTAGGGCCGTGGCAGCAGATCCGTTACGCACCATAATTCTTAGGCCAGCGGCTGCAGGCGTGGGCAGTCTAACACCTGATGAGGCACCAACTGTGGTAACGTTATTAATTTCAGCGGTTAGGGCTGTGGCAGTGCCTTGTGTGGTTCCTGCTGCGGTGACTGCGGTGCTGGCCGTGTGGTAAATTAAATTAGTTAACGTGACAACACCAGCCATGGAGATACGCATACGCTCAGTAAATGCTCCTGTGCCGTCAAGGGCACTGGTTGTTCCAAATAACAGCGGGCCGCCAGCGCCTGTTTTACCATATACTATTCTCATACTAGCATCGCTGCCGTAGGCTAGGTATCCCCAGTTAGTAACATCAACAGTGGTGCCGCCATAAACAACAATACGAGCCTGTGTGAATGGACTATTGTCTGCGCCTGTGGCATTACGAATTAATCCATTGGAACCAACCGTGGCAGATTGTGTTTGATTATTAATGCCAACATCTAACTTATACGTCGGAGTACCATTAATGCCCACATTACCAGAGGAGTCAATACGCATACGTTCTGAGCCGTTGGTAAAGATACCCACCGGATATGCCCCGTCAGAAAATATAGCTCTACCGTAGGCAGTTGCGCCAAAGTAATTTGTGCCACCAGAATTGTCTATACCAAACTGAAAAGATCCGCCAGTGTTACTAGCAGTATAACGAACATAGTTTGTTCCAGTAGAAGAACTTACATATACTTCACCTGTTGCCATAGATATGTGTAGTGGATAACTTGGACTAAGACCATAACCTATGGCTAGGCCTGTGGCATTATAGGTCATATTATTAGACCATGTCACAGCAGTGCCGCCGACACCAATGGCGGCAACGTTAAATGTCATAGCACCGGCGGTACCGTCACTGTTCATTGTTATAGATGCAGCGCCACCGTTGGTTGCGCCGTCAGCTAGATAAAGTAAGCCACCATTGTAATAATGCCCTGCACGTATGTTAAAATTGCCGCCGCCGTCATTCCATGATATACGCTTGTGTCCATAACTATCTATAACTATTGCACCACCAGTGCCAGTTAATAATAGTGCGCCGCTACTCACAGATGTACTAGTTGCATTTGGTATGGTTACTGAGCCGTTGCTGTCAATTGTTAGGTTAGTAGTGCCATTGTTTTGCAATGCCAAAGTACTTGTGGTGTCAGCAGTGAACTTGAGTCCTGTTGACCCTGAGATTACACCATCATCTGCATTGATTGTTTGTGCCATAGTGTATTTAGTTGTTCATTATATAGGTGTTGAAGCAGCAATTCTATCAGCGGAAGAAATAACCCACGCTTGTTCAAAAGCCAGTAAGACCATGTCTTCTTTGCTGCCGGGAATTTGTATGTTATTTTCTAAACATTTTTCCACACAAATTCTTACAATTTCTTCTATGGCCACTCTGCATCTTTCGTGTGCGGCAGTTTGAATCCAATTGTCTTGACTGTAGGCCACATAGCCAAGTGCTAGATCCTCTGCTTGTGATAATGTCACTGTATATGTTGTCATGAGTGTCCTTAACTTAATAAATATCCGCGAAAATAAGTGTGTTCACTATTGGTATTAATTGTTGTACTGGTTACTGCTCCGTTGTATGCATGAAATCCCACAGTATCATTTGCCGCAAGTTTTATCAACCAAAAACCTAGCGACATAGTTGAAGAGGCATGTACCCAGTCAGTACCAGTCATCCTTGATCCATTTACAACTAGCCAATTTTGCTGAAATGAAGATCCCGAGGCGTATGCTGATGCGTGAAATATATAATTTCCTGCAACTGGTGCAGTAAATTTACCAGTTGATGTATTAAAATGGCTACCTGTATTTGTAGTAGTTGAATTATAAATTACAGGAGCATCTCCTGTATTTGATGAATTATATCCTGTTTGTGCAACAGTCAATGTAGCATAAAAGAATGGCTGACTAGCTAATGTGAATCTACCGGCACTGTCAATACGCATACGTTCTGATACACCTGCCCCTGATGGCGCTGTGTAAAAAAGTATAGATCCGTTGTCTGATGCATCATTTCCCAAACTAATTTGAGCAAACCTTGCTGTACTAGCCCTACCAGTTCTACTAGCCTCAAGGCACAAACCAAACCCTACATTAGTGGAAACACCACCAACAACAACGTTATTTCCTCCATAAATGTTGAGTACTTTATCTACAGAACCGTTGTTTGTTGAGATAGATCCACCACTACCGACAATAAGATTTTGAGGGATTGTAAAATTTTGTGTAATTGTGCTGTCACCGGTAATCGCGATGCCTAAAGTTCCGTCTAGTACTAGTGCCATAGATTATTCCTTTGGGTATGTGTCTTTGATGGCTTGTATAGCGGTTCGCCAGCCTTCATATCCAACGTGATACAATAGATCAAGTTGATCAACAATAGACGGATATGCAGCAGCACGTTGCTGAGCATAGGTTAACACATATTCTGCAGGAGGT